CGAGGCTGCGCGCGACGAAGCCCTGGGCAAGGTCCTGACTGCCGACGCTCTGGACGCTCGCGTCGCAGAACGTGCCGAACTCCTGGCTCGTGCCCAGAAGCTCGCCCCTGAGGTGAAGCTGGCCGGTCTGGGCGACGAAGCGATCCGCACCGCGGTCGTCAAGGTCCGCTGCGGTGACTCCGCTGTGGAAGGTAAGAGCGCCGACTACATCGCTGCTCGGTTCGACGGTCTCGCCGAGACCAAATCGGCCGACCCGATCCGCGGCGCATTCAAAGACGCGGCTCCGCGTCAGATCAACGACGCCGACCATGGCTGGGGCCAAGTCCTCACGTCCACTGGTCTTGCCAAGAAGGGGGCTTAAGCCATGGCAATTCTGACCGACAGCAACGCTCGCAACGCCGCGTTCCTCCTCACCGAAGCCAACGACTGGCGCTCGCGTGACGAGGTGAACGTCGACGCTTCCGGTGGTGCTCTGGAAGCCGGCACGATCCTCGGCCGCGTTACCGCCTCGGGCAATTTCGTTCGTCACGCTCCTGGCGCGGCTGATGGCTCGCAAAACGCCGTGGCCATCCTGATGTTCGGCATCGGCGCCGAAACCGGCGAGCGCACCGTCATCGCGCGCGATGCCGAAGTCATCGCTTCTGCGCTGATCCACGGCGACGGAGCAACCACGCAACAGCAGACCGATGCTCTGACCGCCCTGGCGGGCGCCGGCATCATCGCCCGATAAGGAGATAACCCGACATGGCGACCATGGATATTTTTAATGACGACGCCTTCTCGGTGACGTCCCTGACCGGGATGATCTCGAAGGCGGACTACCAGCCTGGCCTGCTTGGCCAGCTTGGCATCTACGAGAAGACGCCGGTGCGCACTCGCAACGTCTTCGTCGATCGCGAAGACAGCAAGCTGCGGCTGATCAGCACTTCGGCAGACGGTGCTCCGCCCGAGCCGCTCGAGCCGACCGACCGCGACGCGGTCTCGCTGCGTACGACCCGCCTCACGTAGCGGTTCACCCTGTACGCTCACGAACTGGACGGCATCCGGGCCACCGGTTCCGAGTCGGAGCTTATGTCGGTTCAGACCGATTACGCTCGTCGCGCTGGTCGCCTTCGGGCCGACATGGAGCTTACCCACGAGTTCCACCGTCTCGGTGCCCTCCAGGGCAAGCTGCTCGACGCCGACGGCACCACGGTGATCCGCGACTACTTCGCTGAGTTCGGTGTGGCTGAGCCGGCGTCGATCGCGTTCAACCTGAACGACCCGAACTTCAACGTGCGCCAGGCTCTGGCAACGATGGTTCGCGATATGGCTCGCGGGAGCCGGGGCACTTTCACCCCGACCACCACGGTCCACGCGCTGGCGGGTGATGAGTTTTACGACAAGCTCACCATGCACCCGACGGTCGAAAAGACCTACCTGAACTGGGCGGCTGCTGCCGACCTTCGTTCCGGCGTCGCTGTGTTCAGTTCCTTCACCTACGGTGGGGTCACCTGGCACAACTACCGCGGCACGGACGACAACTCGACGGTGGCTGTGCCTTCCGACGAGGTGAAGTTCTTCCCGGTGGGCGCGCAGGACGTGTTCGTGGAAGCGATGGCTCCGCTCGAGACCCTCGACTACGTGGGTACTCCGGGCCAGGAAGTCTACATGATGAACATCCCGGACCGGGATCGGAACATGTGGACGAAGGGCGAAATCTACAGCTACCCGCTGTATATCTGCCAGCAGCCGGACGTGCTCCGCAAGGGCCACATCGGCGTCTAAGCAGCAGGCCAGGGCTGAACAGGCCCTGGCTTAACCCCGTCGAAACATGGAGAAGAAAATGGCGAAAGCTCATCTCTACACTATCAAGAACGGGAACACCCGTGGCAAGGCGTTCCGCGCTTGGGGCGGTCTGCACATCGTTCCCGCCGGCGAAGAACAGGTGGTCGGTCTGAAGGCTGAACTCACCGACGATCAGATCGATGCGTACAAGGCGCAGAACGTGAAGATCAAGGAAGGTGGCGGTCGCACCAAGGCTGTCAACAAAGACATCCTTCCGGAGGAAGACGACGAGCGCGAAGACGCCCCGGCCGGCTCGGCTACGTCGGTCAAGACTGGCGCTCCTGCGGCGCCGAAAGCCCCGGCTGGTGCTACCACCCCGGCCAAGAGCTAAGGGAAGATCATCATGGCATACGGCAGCATCGCAGCTTGGCAGACGTACGCGGGCGACCGGGGTCTGGCTCTGCCAAACGACAACCCGATCGGGCGTTCCGCACTCGAGCGCGCAAGCGACTACATCCGCTATACCTACGTGCTGCCGTATAGCCTTGACGAGACGAGCCCTCTCGTGGCCGAAGCGACGTATATCATCGCTCAGCTTGAACTGGCCACGCCTGGCATGTTCAGCAAGTTCTACTCGCTGGCCGATCGCAAGGTGCTGACCGAAGTCAAGGGCATCAAATGGACGGTGCTTCCTGGCACGAATGACCCCAGGCCTGTTGTGCCTGCCGTGGAGTTCATGCTCAAGTCGATCCGCCGTCCTGGCCGTCTTGACGCAATTAGGGTAGTGTGATGGCTGAGTACGAAAACATCCAGGCCGAGATTGCCGGAGCGCTTGACGAAGTTGGTCGCGTGCTTGGCACCGGGCCTCTGAACGGGTTCATCCTGCGCGCAGGCGTTCGCGACGACTCGACCTATCCTCCGACGCGCGGCCCCGGTCAGCGCATCCTCATTCAGTTTATGTACGACGAGCTAAACCTCGCCGACGAGGCTCAATCGCTTATCCCCGAGAGCGACATGCTCTTGCTGGTCGCAGCGACTGGGCCTGTACCGCAATCGACCGATCGCCTGGAGCTTGAAGACGGGCGTGACCATGAAGTCGTGAGAGTGAAGCCTTTCCAACCCGGTGGCCAACCTCTTTACTATACAGTGCAGGTGAAGCGATGAGCAACGCGCGGCAAGAGTTCCTGGATAAGCTCGAGGAAATCGAGCCGCGCCTACGCCGTGCATTCGAAGAAGCCGTGCGTGAGCTACAGCGAGGCGCAAAGTTCGAGGAGCTTCGTCAAGCTATTGCCAGAGAAGACGTCGAGGCTGCGTTCCGCGCCTTGAATATTGACGAGGCAGTCTGGAGCCCGTACCTGGACGAAATTCGCGCAGCCTTCAATGAAGGTGGCACATTCGAGACATCTAGCATTCCGAAATCTGCCGAGGTACTGGGTGTTATCGCTCGGTTCGACGGCAACCATCCTCGCGCGGTGGAGTTCGCCAGGGAACATGCTGCGGAACGTATCACGGGGCAAGACGGCTTTATCCAAGAAGCTAGGCGTCTTGTTCGTCAGGTGATCGTTGACGCTGCTGAAGAGAACCGGCCACCGCGCGAGACTGCCCTGGACATTATCGGGCGCAGACAACCGAACGGCGAGCGAGCGCCTGGCTTGCTAGGCCTAAGCACGAACCAAGAGCAGTACGTCGCGAGTATGCGTCGAGCGCTCCAGACGCCCGAGGGTATGCGTGATTACCTGACAAACCGGTGGAAGCGACGTGACCGTCGGTTCGAGCCTCTCATCCGGCGTGCTCTGAGAGACGAGCGCGTGCTGACGCTGACCGAGCTTAACAAGATCACCGGCGCGTACACTCAGCGTTTGCTGAAGCTTCGCGGCGAGACGATTGCCAGGACCGAGAGCCTGGGCGCCATGAACGCCGGCAGGTACGAGGGCGTACGACAAATGCTCGAGAAGAACGGTTTGCCGAACGACGCTGTGACGATGGTCTGGCAGTCTACCCCGTCGAAGCGGACGCGGGACACGCATATGGCCATGAACAACCAGGAGGTTCCTTTCGGTACCCCCTTCACGACGTTCAAACACCACCAGCTTTATTACCCTGGCGACACGAAGCTAGGCGCTCCGCCGGAGGAAATCATCAACTGCCGGTGCACAGCCCGGTCGAAGATCGACTTCACGAGGATGAGACGTGGGTAAGTTCTACGAAGGGATCAAAAATAGCAACGAACGCGCCAAGCGTGATATGCACCTGATCTACCTGGACGCCGTTCAGACGACGTTTGAACAGGCTACCCGACGCCAGGCGAGCGTCAAGGAGTATATCGGACCCTTCGAGGTAGGCAAGGTCCCGGTCGATACAGGCTTCCTGATCGGTACGTCGGAGTTCAGGATCAACGGCGCCGTGACCAGCAAAGGGGTTGAGGCCGGCAAACAGTCCACGCCCCCTGACTTCGCTACCGCCCTGCTCAGCACCGACCTGGACGACGCGGTATCCATCGTGTTCACCGCGCCGTACGCCAGGAGGATCGAATATGGGTTCTACGGCACGGACAGCAAAGGCAGAAGCTACAGCCAGGCGGGTCGCCTGTACCTCACCACGGCGGCTGCAAATTGGGGTGACAATGTAAACGCGGCTATCGCGAAATTCAAGTGAGACGAACGATGGACGCTATTGACATTCAGAACGCGATCATCACAAGGGTCAGGGACATCGAAGGTCGACCTGCGTTGATCTATGACAATGAAGACGCCGAGGGCGTGTCACTGCCCCGTTGGTCAATTCAGAAGGCATCGTCGACGGCTCGTGGCGTGTTCATAAATAAGTCGGTCACAGAGACGGACGCAGAAGTAATGGTCAGGGTCGAGACGCAAAGCGGTGATTTCGACGGCGAGATGAACCAGCTAGTAAAATTGCTGCTTGCCGCGTTCCCTGTCAACTCGAGATTTTCGGGAGTAAGGATCATCACACCCCCGAAAGTACAGGCACCTTACCAAACAGGCGCCTCTTACGCGGTCCCGGTAATCATCAGGGGCCGCGGCTACTAACCGCCCGTTTGGGCACAACTTGCCATAGGAGATTATAATGGCTGACGTCTATCCCGTCGCGGGCGCCAAGTTCTACATCGGCCCCGTCACTGCAACCAAGAAAGCCGACTTCGTGGCCGCCGACTTCACCGGCATTATTGCCAGCGACTGGGACGAAGTTGACGGCTGGGAAAACGCCGGCGCGTACGGTGACGCAGCTGCCGTCATCACCTCGCAGCTTATCAACCGTAAGCGCGACACGAAGCAGAAAGGTACGCGCAATGCGGGCCAGATGCCGAACCAGTTCGTGGATATGCCGGCTGACCCCGGTCAGATCGCCATGGCCCTGGCCGAGAAGTCGAGCAACAACTACGCCTTCCGTATCGTCTACGATGACGACGCAAACACGACTCATTACTTTGTGGGCCTGGTAATGTCGTGGTCGAACGCGCTGGGTGGCGCGAATGACCGTCGTCTTCGTGACGCTTCCATCGAAATCAACTCGAACATCGTCGAGGCGTAAGATGGAAGCAGCCGCGCTCAAGTCCACCTCGGACGCAATTGAGGCCGGCGAGTGGGTCGACGATCTTCCTAACCTGGGAGACGTCGGCCTGCGCATTCGCTCGGTCCAATCGTACACTGTCAAGCGTGCGATGGGCCGGGCAATGCGTAACGTCCCTAAAGAAGGGCGTGACGGCTCCGGTAAAATACTGCCTGAAGTGCAGGATGAAATTGATTATCAGATTGCTCTTGACTACCTGCTGGTAGACTGGCGCAACCTGACCCAGGACGGTGAGCCTTTGCCTTACAGCAAGGAGCTTGCTGCCGAATGGCTTAAGCTGCCTATCTTTGCTGAAGCCGTACAAGTTGCTATTCGTCGTGCATCGCTCCAGGCATCCAAGCACTTGGAGGAACTGAAGGGAAACTAGTGCGCGCCGTCGAAATGTCTGTTTCGGGCGGCGCGATCGAAGACCTAATGCCTGGCGCAACGGATTGGCTCGAAGAATTCTTCGAGCTTACAAACGACAGGTCAGTTTCAGTGTCAATGTCTGGCATGTATATTGGCGCGATACCTGCGTCCTCGATTAGCCGGGTATCGGCTAATTACCCCGGAGAAGAAGAGGCTTTTACGGAATGTATGCGAGCAATGGATGCGGCCTACTTGGCTTATGTTCGCGCTCCGGCAAAAGACAAGTCGCAATTTAAGGTTAACCGCTCACGTACATTTGGGCCGGACCTTATGAAGGCCGCAGGAAGGTAACAGCATGGCTGACGCGCACGAGCTTGGTCTAACCGCCCGGGCTACTGGCTTCAAAGAAGCCGCCAAGGATATGGACGACCTGACGATTGCGGCCAAGAAGGTCGAGAACGCGTCGGCAGGTGTAGAAAAGGCGACCAAGAAAACGACGCCGGCCGTGAAAGAGACCGGCAAAGCCGTCGAAGAAACTGGGAACAAAGCCGGCAAAGCCAAGCCCAAGGTTGACGGGTTCGGCGAGGCTACCGAACGCGCAGGTAAGCGGTCTGGCAAGGCCAAGCCGCAAGTCGACGGCATGGGCAAGAGCACCAAGCAGACCGGCGATCAGGCCCAGGTAGCTGCTCCCAAGGTCGATGCGTTCGGCGAGGCCGCGCAGCGTTCGGCTACTCGTGCCAAAAGCGCGAGCACGCAGATGCGGCTGGCGAGTATGCAAATCTCGCAGATCGCTCAGCAGACCACGGCCGGTACGTCGTTCATGCAGGCGTTTGCTATCCAGCTTCCTGACCTCATGCTGGGCTTCGGCACCCTGGGTATCCTTGCCGGTGCTGCGGTAGGTCCGCTTCTGGCGGTCGGCGCAGCTATGGTCAGCGGTGCCAAAGATGCCGAAGAGATGGAGACCAAGCTGAACGACCTGATCGATGCAATCGATCGTGTGTCGAGCGCTCGCTCTGGTTCCACGACGTCGCTCACTGGCCTTGCCGGTGACTACGGAAGCCGAGCCGCGAACGCGCAGAACCTCCTGGCGATCGAAACCGAGATTGCCCGCGTCGTTGCTCAGCGCGCACTCACGGCGGCTTCAGGCTCGGTAGCAGGGTCCTTCGGCGGTATCGCCGAAGAGACCGGCAGCGACGTGCAGGCCATGCTCAAAGCGCTGATTAGCCTTGAAGAGGGATACGACGATGCGCTGGACATCATCTATAACCCGAGCCGCGCTGTTGGCGATAACCCTGTCATTCAGCAGCTTGCTGAAGACATGGGCGTGGCGGCGGACAAAGCGGTAGCTAAGCTCAGCCGGTTCCGCAACAACCTGATCGAACTCCAGAACAAGCTGGATGTTACTCCCGACCAAGCGGATCGCTTGGCCGATGCACTCGCACGTATGGGCACTGCCGAAGGAGTAGAGGCGCAAGTCTCCGCTGCCGAGGACCTGTCTGTCGCTATCTTCGAAGCCACCGGTGGTCTCGAGGGAATGGACGATGCGACGCTCGACCTGTACCAATCGCTCCTGGAAGTAGCCAAGCAGGGCCAGAAACTCGCGGGCCTGGATATGTCTGCGCCTATGGCTGCTGTGGACGCGTACGCCAAACGCACGGCGCAGCTTAACGACCTACTGAACGAGCGTGCGCTTGCTGAGGAAGCTCTGGCTACTGCCATGGCCGAGAACAACACGCACGAAATCGAACGGGCCGAACAGGCTATCGACGCGATCGATAAAGAGGCCGAGAGCATCACCGACGCGACAGGTCGCCTGGAAGATATGAACAGTACGCTCGACGTGCTGGAAAAAGCCATGGCTAGCGCCGAGTTCGATAACGAAGGCGAGCTTCGCCAGGCAGCCAAAGAAGCTCGTGAGCAACTTAAGGCTGCAGCGGATAACGCCGACAACCTTAGCGACGCAGACCTGACCGCGCTGGAAGCTAGCATGCGGGCCCTAGCGTCCTTTGCTCAGGTCATGTCTGGCGGACTGGCCAGCAGCGTCGAGAGCCTGGGTCAAGGCGCCACCATCAGCCAGATGATGCAGGGCTACGGTAACGCCTACCGGAGTATGGAGTACTCGCGGCAGAACCCGGACCTGGCCTTTGACCAGCGTACGCGCGACGCAGCAGGTCGAGGCATCCTGGACCTGATTGCGGCTGCCGAAGGTACCGACGCAGGAGACGGCTATAACGAGACCCTGGGCTACGGGGCATACACCGGCGGCGACGTCGACTTGGTGAATATGACGCTTCGCCAGGTATACGAGCTTCAGCAGCGCATGCTTGCGCACCCGGACAACTCGTATAATTCGAGCGCTGCAGGCCGGTACCAGATCGTTGGGCAGACGCTCAAGGACCTTGTGGATAATGGCAACCTTGGTCTGGACTGGGATCGAGATACCTTTAACTCATCTACCCAGGACCGGATGGCGCAGGCTCTTCTCCGTCGTCGTCAAGGCCAAGGGTACACCGGCATGGTCAATGAGTGGCAGGGCCTGGGTCGTGTTGACCCGAGCTTGGTCACGACGGCTATGCAGAACAGCGAACTTCCGGCGTTCGACGCGGCCGGTGAGCGCGCGATGGAAGCCGCAGCCCGTGAAGCCGAGACCTTGGCTCGAGCACGCGAGCAACTGATGAACCAGTATCAGGGCATGGTTGCCGGCGTCGACGCGGTGGCCGCCGTGGAGCTTAAGTACAAGGATGCCCTGGACCTCGTGAACGAAGCCGAGCAGGCTAACCTAATCACCGCCGAGGAAGCAGCCCTGCGGCGCACGCAGGCAGCCGTACAGCGCGATGAGGGCCTAGCCAAGGTGAAGGAGGAGGCCCAGGCGACCAGGGAGACGTACGAGAGCCTCATGGCCTCTCTGGACCCCCTCACCGCGGCTACCCTGGACTATCGCGACGCATTGGCCGTAGTGGATGAAGCTCTGAAGGCGGGTACCATTTCGGAAGAGGAAGCTCAGCTTGCGCGAGAAGCCGCTAAGCGCGCGCTTGACGAGACGATTGAAAAGATCGACGAGATGGGCAAGGCTGGACGTCGTGGGGCCCAGGCCCTGAGCGATATGTTCATCAGCATCCTGGACGGAAGCTCGTCTGGCAAGGAAGCGCTTGCCTCCCTGCTGGAGCAGATCGCTAAGGTACAAATCGCCAAAGCCATGATCGGCCTATCGGAAATGGGCGGAGCAACAGGCGGGTTCTTCTCGGCACTTGGCGAGATGCTCACTATGCCTAGCGCAGACGGCGGTGGCTGGACTGGTAACGGCGCCAGGGCCGGGGGTCTGGACGGTAAAGGCGGGTTTCCTGTTATGGTGCACCCGCGCGAGCAGATTATTGACACGACGAAGCCAGGTCAGCAGATGGGCGGAAGCCAGGTCGTGGACGTTCGCGTCGGTATCGACGGAGACGGCAACATTGGCGCCTTTGTAGATCGCAGGGCGAACCAGGCTGCTCAGCAGCGTGTGAGCGAGTATAACCAGGGTTTTGGCTCGCGCTTGCGCCAGCATAAAAACGACGTAAGGAAGCGTTAAAATGGCCGTCACTTTTCCAATCAGTGCCGATGACTTCTTCAAGGCGCTGCCAGTCACCGATATGACTTTCACGCTTATCGATCAACGAGCCTCTGCATCCACACGCAGAGGTGAGTTGATTATCTCCGACAGTGGAGACCAGCTTTGGGAAGGAACGGTCACACTTGACATCCAGGACTCAATAGAACTTGAGCGGGTCTACGCTTTTGCTGAATTGCTTAAGCTACCTGAAGCGTCGTTCATGGCTGCGCCTATTCACGTTTCTCGGTCGTTCCCTGGCTCCACCCCAAAACTATCCGCAGTCAGGAACGGAAATGAGATTAAGATTAATGGGCTGGCACTGGGCACCGTAATTGAGCCCGGTTCTTTTCTGTCATTTCAATACGGGTCAAATCCGGTTAGGCACGGCCTTCATCAAGTTGTTGCTTTTGACGACGAGACTATTGGTGTTTCGGGCGAAACAACTTATTTGCGTGTTGTCCCCAATGTGGCTCCAGGCTATACTCTTAATAACGCAGTGAAACTAGCCAATCCTGAATGTAAAGCGATCATGGAGCCTAATAGCCTGGCACCTGTTTCGTTTACCGGCGAAAAGGGTAACGCTTGGTCGTTTAGGTGGAGACAGACAAAACGATGAACTGGGGTGCTTCAGCCATTTCTTTCCTCGCAGCGGGTGGACCGATTTCGGTCCGCTCGCTTATCTATTTTCAGCCTAAACAATTTGGCACTACAATCCTTGAGCCGTTCGGGTTCTGGACAGGCGGAGACCATAGGACATTTGTCGTTAACGGTGAAAGCCGCTTGTACTACGGGGCCCAGGGTCAGCTAGCTATCCCGGCCACCGTTGAAGAGGGTGGCACGACAATCCAGAACTTCAGCCCGTCAATGCTCATCCCACCGGAGGCCGAGACAATGGCCAGGGGATACGACCTGACCAACTGCCCGGTTGAAGTGCACTGCGCGCTGTTCAACCCGGTCGGGAACGCCTTGGTAGAGATTGCTAGCCAGTTCAAAGGGTATATTGATACGTACCTGATCACGTCGGGAGCCGAAGGTAATCCGTCCCGTATCGACTTTGACATCAAGAGCAGTGCACGGCGTGGAACCAAATCCTCCAGTGCTCACAAGTCTCACCAAAGCCATAAGCTCAGGGACGCCAACGATGAATTCCGTAAATACTCCGACCTTGGAAACGCGATGGCCGATACGTGGGCGTACGCGGATTGAGCGTAGCCAGGGCTGGGAGAACCGGCTGGTTGACTACATCGGTTCGGTACGCGGCAAGCGCTTTCGCTGGGGTGAACTGGACTGCGGAGGGTTCGCGCTTGGCGCCGTCAAGGCAATAACTGGTGAAGACTACCATGAACCAGTGAAGCCGTATCGGTCCATGATCGAACTGCTCGACCGGCTAGAAGCCTTGGGCTACGACGGACACGAGAGCTACATCGCAGGCATCTTCCCAGAGACGCCTGTCGTGCTGGCCCTGCCTGGCGATATAGCCCTCACTCCCGACGGTGCACTGGGTATCTTCCAGGGCGCGTCTCTATATCAAATGTCACCGACCGGACTGGGGCTTACGCCTCGCTCTGCTGCCGTTAGGGCCTTTATCGTATGAAACTGACCGTCGCGCTCTTGGCCCTGGCCTTCTCGCTTCATGCAACCGCTGCGGATGCAATCCCTGCGGCTTTTGTCATCACCCAGCTAGGCATCACTGGCGCACTTGCGACGGCGGCCACATACGCTGCTGTGGGCCTGGCGAACTACGGCTTGTCCAGGCTGCTGTCCAGTACGATCGCAGGCGAAGCGTCGAACCCAGGCATCAAGACCAAGGTCCGCACCGAAGGTGGCACGGTTGGTCAGAACCTCGTGCTTGGTCGAACGGCTCTGGCCGGCAACCTGACTGCGCCCATGTACGCCTACGGTGACAGCGGCAAGTACGAGAACAGCGATCGCTGGACGATCCTGGACCTCGCCGACAAGCCCATCACCGACGTGACGGCTATCTGGGTGGACGGTACCAAGCTCGAGCCTGCGGACTTCGACGCGGCATGGGATACGGCGGCAAACGCCGGTAAAGGCGCCAAGGTTATAGCCGGCAAGTACGCTGAGCAGGGAGACAGCCTGTACTTCCGCCTGTTCAAGGGTAAGCAGACGACGGCAGCCGTGGGTCTAACCGATCGCTTCTCTACACATTCCAAGCGTCCCTGGACGTCGGCGATGATCGGCAAAGGCGTGGCTTACGGCCATTTCCTTTTTGAATACGACCCCGACGTTTATCGCGGCGAGCCTGAGGTTCTGTTCGAGGTCAAAGGCTCCGCCCTGTATGATCCTCGCAAAGACAGCACGCGCGGGGGCGCAGGCACGCACAGACTGAACAACGAGAGCACCTGGGAGTATACCGAGAACCCGAAGGTCATCCAGTATAATATCTTCCTGGGTATTCCTATGCCTGATGGGACGACGTTTGGCCTGGACGTAGACCCGGACGACTTGCCGCTCGACTACTGGG